TTTGTCTTCTGCAAAATCATCATAATACGGGGCTACATTAAGATTTGTATTTTCCATTGTTTAGAATTCCACTACGATTTTAATATCTTCTGTTTGGTCTGAGGCACGACTAATTGGTCGCCTGTTCTCTATATAGATAATCTTACCACTATCGGGTTGTAGTTCTGGAGTTGCATAAGTTGCAGCTGTAGCAACACCACCACTAGTACCGCCAGTAATAACATTAGTACCACTAAATGCAACTAAATTACCATTTGCATGAAGTCCATAAGTTGCATATTTTTCTTGATGGTAGTATATAATATTGTTAGTTGAATCAAACTCAACAACCCTACCTACTGCACCAGTAACCGATTGAGTGATAACCTCATCAATCTCATATGCAGCAGAGGGAGCAGCACCCAAGGTAACTTTTAAGGTCTGTCTTGCAGTCGATGATGTAGAAATAGTTGTTGTGCCGAAGTTGAATGGGTCTTTCACAAGTCCAACTTCTCTGAAATCGTTTGCAACTGTAAAGTCTGTACCTTCATTCTGTTCTAACTTTACGTTAGTTATTACGAAGTGGCCACCAAGTTCATGTACCGCATCCTTACCATGTCCACCCTTTGGTGAAATGATTGGTTGTACCGAACCACCAGAACCACTACCAATGTTTGCGGCAGAACTTACAGATGTGTCAGAATATACGTCAGCCAAGTTAACATTTGCAAACCTATAACCACTACCGATTGTGTACATGTTTGTACCAGAAGAACCTTGTTTTACAATTGCACCACCTGCTACTACAATCTTTACAATACCACCTGTACCATCTCCATCAACTGGAGAATAGTAAGTTCCGTTTGTGTAACCAGTGCCAGCAACAGTACGAACAACATCCAATGCTCCATCTACTGCGTCACCAGAAATAGTTGCGTCTGTACTTACTGGCATGAAATCTGATGTCAAGAATTTTGTAACTTCAGCAGTTGTAATCTTGTACATGTATTGCAACCTGTAACCACCCAACTCAAAAGGAGTTGAAGTTTCAGATGTAGGTTCAGCACCACTATATGCAACCCCAGCATTATTGTCAAGTACTTTGTAAACTCTGTAAGCAGAAGTCATAAAGAAGTATGTACCAGCATAAAGATTTGTTGCACTGCTGGTTGTGGTATTTGAACCACTGATATCATGTTCGTACATATCATAAGTTGTACTGTTTGCCCAGTTCCTTCTAGGTAGAGCAAATGAAACATCAGATGATGAAATAAGTTTTGCGGCAAGCATAGAATCCCATTTGTAATGTTCCGTTGTTACATCATCAATAGGTACAGGAGGAGAGGTATCGTCACCACCAGTAGTCGATGTTGTAAATGGAGTACTCTTACCAATGAATAGATAATAAGTTGTCTTAGCAGATTCCGAGAACGATTCAAAAAATTGTTCTGCATTGTGCTGTCTGAAATGTTCTGTTATAATTGCTGCCATAATGGTTTCCTGTTTCCTATACTTTTATTTATGCATCTTTCAAAACTTGATAATTAGTCTGGGCTTGATGCGGTTATTTAATACGTCCTATTATGATATGGCATATCTAACAACAACAATACCAGAACCGCCTGCAGCAGCATTAGTGTTAGAACCTGATGTAGATGAAACGCCCGAAGCACCATTGCCTGTGTTTGCAGCACCAGCAACACCATTCGTTTGGCCTGCGACACCAGCACCACCAGCCGCATATGTTACGTTAGACCCTGTTCTAAATGCATTCGTCTTACCAGCACCACCAGCAGCAGTACTACCATTTGAAGCAGTACCAGCAGCACTAGCACCACCACCACCACCCGAACCACCATCGGAGCCATATGCGCCACCAGCACCACCAGCGTTACCAAATCCTGCTACGTTTGTAACTCCAGCGTAAGATGCTTGGTTAGCTGCGCCTGCTGGCGTATTATTCTCTGAACCACCAGAACCAGAACCACCAGCATTACCATCTGTGCCGTAGTCTGGGGCACCGCCACCCCCTGTTCCTGTATGTGCGTTAAAGGAACTATTACCACCATTTCCAGCAGATGCGGCCACGTTAGCTCCTGCAGCACCACCAGCACCAACTACAACTGCATAGTTTCCAGATGTGACTGCTTGTGAGGTTGCGACAACCATACCACCAGCACCACCACCACCAGTAGAACCAGCATTACCCTCAGCCTGTGCAGCACCACCGCCTCCACCCACAATCATATAATCACAAGTCAGACTTCCAGTAAATGAAATTCTTGATGTTGCAAGGAAAAGGTGAACTCTGTATGTAGTTCCACCAGATACATATTCTGACACAGTTCCACCGACTGCAAAACTGGGTGAAGTTAGTGAATCAACATACGCTTTAGTTGTTGCATGCCCAGTAGCTGATGGAGCACCACTTAAAGTTAATGCGCCCGTCATCGTACCGCCAGCTTTTGGTAGGGCGGCACCAGCTGTAGTTGTGTTGGCTGCTATAGTTGTATTGATTGAGTTAGCAAGCTTGTCTGCCGTTACTGCATCATTAGCAATATCTGCCGTAGCGATTGCCCCGTCCAGTACTGCTATAGATTTAATTGTATCAATTGCCATGTGTTATATTCCTTTGTTATCCAATTGCACAGCCATTATTTGAAAGAATTACCCAACCAATTGTGGTTGCGTAAGTGAGCATAATACTGTCGCCAGCATCACCCATAGTAATAGTTGAACCACCAGCAAATGTAGATGGAGTAATAGTAGCATCTCCAGCATCAACCTTTAATGTAATAATTTTTATTTGACCTACAGTTCCGTTAGCAAGTGAAAATGCATCAGCAGAATCTGTTGTAATTTCTGTTACACCAGTTGTTAAATTAATAGCACCAGCACCAGTAATAGCCTGTACACTTGTCTTCAAGTCTGCAAGAGTTTTGTTAGTAAGGATATCAGTAGAAACTTTACTTACCAATGTAGAAGTGCCTGTGCCTTGAGGAAGCAAACTTATGTTTGTTATGCCCGCACTGTGTGGTTGTGCTTTGAGTGTTTGACCATGAGTGTTTGCATGGCAGTTAAGTTTAAGCATTCCCTCTAAGTTTGAACCATTACCTTTAATTTCTAATATCTGTGATGCAGGGTCAACGACTAAGTTTCCAGATGCAGTAGTGGCAGTACCACCAATAACTGGTGAAGTCAATGTTTTGTTTGTGAGTGTTAATGTATTGGTGGCTAAACAGATGGCTGCTGTGTTACTCAAGTTTGTACTTGCAAGTGTAATTGCAGCACTACCATTGAATGCTACTCCAGCAATAGTTCTTGAAGCTGCAAGAATAGTTGCTGTTGCAGCGTTGCCTCCTACTGATACGTTACTTGATAACGTACTACCATCACCAAACTTAGTGTACAATTCTACAAAGTTGTCATTAACCTTATCGCCGCCTATGCGTAAAGTATCACCTGTTCCGTCATTTGCATTTGTACCTAATCCTAGTGCTTGATACGCCATGTTAGTTTCCCTTATTTCTTTCTTTTATTTATAAGACTTATATGTTAGTTTTTGTCAAAAGTTTCTACGTTAGCATCAAATTTTACAGTAGTAGAACTAAATCGTTTCGAGCTAGTAGTAACTATAATCTCACTTGGAGGCATGATGTTAATTCTTTTTGCAAATGCACTTTCTGGAATAGTTCCATCTGCATTTACTATCTCTCTAATTCCAATGAATCCAATTTGTGCTAGTGTATATTGGTCGCGTGATTGGTTGTTTGAATCAGTCACTTTCCTTCCACTAGGGTCACGATGATTTGGTATCACCGCAGCAATAGTTTGAGGATGCACCGAGAACGCATAGTGTGCAACATTCTCTAGTGTTGGGCCTGTAAGTTGTGAACCCCTTGGGCCATCCATTTTCACACTGATGTCACTTGTTAACGAAACATCTCTTGTGCTATCAGTTAGTCCACTTGGAGAAACGACTCCTACTCCAGCATTAACTCTTTGAGTCGTGTTAGTGGAAGTACCCAAACGTCTACCAAATATTGTAGTGAATAGGTTAGTGAACGTAGATGCGAGTTCTGGAGAGAATGTCTCATCCCCTGTGAATCCACTGACTGTACCAGCAGCAGGAACTTGAATAGTTGCACCCACTTGAGTTGCAAAAGACACTTCACCGAATACGTTCCAACCAGCTGGGTGAACAGAACGTCTAATTGAATCTCTCCACTGGTTAATAGACTCGCCAACACGAATAACATATGAGTAGTCTTGATAGTAATAACTATCTTGAACCTTCATACTTTCAGTTGAAAGTTTACCTCTATCCGTTGCGAAGTTTCCAACAGTAGCACCGATAGTACCAATGTCAACAGTACCAATAGCAAAATTAGATTGCACAATTGTAGCAGTTGCGCCTGTGATTGTGCTTATCACATCTCCATCGTCTAATGTTATATCAGTTTGTAGTTTTAGTAAATTTCTTGAACTGTCAAAGTTTATAACTGTTGCAGAATGACTTGTTAAAGTATCTCCCTTTACAAATGTACCAGAGTAGTTTTCTATGATAAAGTTTCTGTTAAAAGATACAGTTGGTGGCGTGATATAATCCAAACCAAAGTTTGTTATTGAAACATCACCTATCGAACCAATTCTTGGAGATTGAGTTGAGACAGCATATAATTCTGCACCTGTACCACCAGAAGTTGATACAGTGACAGTTGGAGTTTTTAGGAAACCATTACCAGTGTTAATTATCTCTAACTTAGTAATTTGACCAACTTCAGCAGAAACACTCAAGTCAATAAATGTCTGAGGTTCTAAAACAATTTGTGTACCATCTTCTAGTACTAGATGGTCTGCTTCGCCTATAGTTTGTTCTAATGAGGTGAAGAAAATATCTGCATCTTCTCTAAGAAGCTGCAACCCATCTTCCATGATGATATCACCAGTGAGGTCTTGGGAAGTTCCTTCCTCTAATGCATAATCTAAAGAAGTTTTTTCCGTGAGTACTGATCCGCTCTGTTCTAGGAAAAGATTGTTTCCATCTTCCATCACTAAGTATGCATTACCTAATGTGGCATCTTCTATTTCGAAATTGTCACTCTGAATTACTAGTATATTCTTATTGTCTTCAGTAACAATTTGATCTGGCGAAGTATCAGACTCTAAGTTTATTCCACCACCAACTACAGCAACCTTCGCAACAACTCCTTGTCCAGATGTATCAGAATTATTGAATACAAGCGCGTCCCCTATTGCATATCCAGTACCACCACTCTCAATTAAAATATCATCTACATCGCCAGGCTGAATAGATTCTATTCTACCAGTGGCAGCATTATTACCACCAGAAGCAATGTTAACAGTGTCATTAACTTCATAATAAGAACCTCTATCAGAAAGAGATAGCCCTGTAACAATCCCCTTCACTATACCACCAATTTCTAAATCTTGGTTAGTGTCAGTTGAAAGAATAACCTCACCA